CGTCTGTAATAAATCCCCAGAACTGATATTGTCCGCCCGGAGTATTGATTGCACCAGAGGTAGTATTAACCAGCCCCTGAGGATTATCTGTATTAGGCGCATCAGAAAAGTACCCTGTATCATTCTTAAATTTTACAGGACTTGTTCTCCAGTATAGAGAACTCGACGGGTCCGTAGATGTCGGCACTAAGTCAAGTAATGATCTACCATTCGGCTGTGTTATCGATGGATTAACTCTAATCTTAGATTCAAATTGTGATAGATATTCATCATAGAAGAATGTACTCACTTTGCTATCGCGCAACATCTCTTGAATTGTGTTTATAAGAATTGTTTCAATATTACCAGAGTTAGACGAATCCTTTATAACTTGTTCAAGTATATTTTGATTATCTCTAAATAATGCACCGTCTTGGCCAAAGATAATTAGATCACGGTGGAAACCTGTTGGATCATTAAGGTCAATATAACGACTTTGTCCGCTGTAGGTTCTATCTAGTGCTTGTATCTTTGCAATTTGATTTCCATAGATAAGTGGAAGTACATTATAGTCACTACCATTAACCATACGAGATTGTGTTGAAAATACTTCCGGGGCACGTAATCTAATTTGTTCATCTGTTTCGGCGGCGGCAGCATTTCCTATGGTCTGTTCGAGATTAAATATAACTCTCAATGTATATGATTGTAGATCAGACCCAATATATGGAATATTGATTTGCAAACCCTGTGCATCATTTGGACGAATTACAAGTGCTTGATTTGCACTTATACGAATCCATGTTCTAAATAGACCTGTAGGTACATTACCGAAATTACCATCAGCAAATCTAATGCTAATGGTATTGCCTGCACCAGAGATAACATCGAAAATATTTCTTTGAGAGAACTGAATACTATTGTAGATAATGTTTTCACCTGCCAAAGCCGGTACCTTGATCCATTTTGATAGAACATTACCAGCCTGATCAGTTTCCTGAACATATACATCATCTTGGTTAATATTTTGAATTTCGATAGGAAATACTCTGTTAGGGACTGCAAATTCAAAGTTTGTATCAATATTGATTAAATTACCCTGCTTAAAATAGAGGAAAAAACCTGTATTACTAGACGAAACCCCTAGACTATCGTTTCTATATATAAAGTTAAACGGATTGGCAGGATCAGGGTCACGTTCGAAGATTGTTTCATTTGTTACAAAATCTGGATTACATACATCAATTGGGTATTGCTGACCATTAATGTTTATAGTAGTAGGATATGTAACGCTTAGGTTTACAACATTATTTAATTGGTACAAATCTGTCGGAATTGAACCAATTGTGCCACTCTTTGTTGGGCGCCCAAATGGGTTAATGGTGCTAAATGCAGCATTGCAAATTTGCACAAATTGATCAAACCAATCAGGATTGTTTGGGTCGTTCCAGTAGATTGTTAAGTCATTAATGTTTACGCCGTTAGCATCTATAAGCGGCTGATCCGTTTGCACTGCTGCAATTTTAAATAGTCCGCTTGCGGGAATATTTCTACGCGGAACATAGTTAACCATCTGCGCAAGACGAATAATACTTTCTCTACGTTCAGCCGTATCAATAAAGTTTTCACGGCTGTTTAGGTCTGTTCTAAACGCAAGGCTTGTACCGAAGTATGCAAGTAATTCAATAATTGCAATAAATTCAGAACTTTCAATATAGTCGTTGAAGTCTTCTGGATAGTAGGTCTGGATGTAATTGATTAGAGCCTGCTTCAGAGTATCGAAGTCGTAAGCAGTATAATCAATAAATTGATATGCCTTAAAGACTTTCTTGTAGTCTTCAGCAGCAAATAAGTTTGATTGGCGAATTGATTCTGACATTAGAATGTCTCCCTGTCCTTAAGACTAAATGTGACGAACAGATTATCAGTCACCGACTCTGGTTTGAATAAGACAACCATAATGACATTTAATGCTTGATCTTCCTGAAAGACATCCACCGACACTAATTCAACTCTTGGATCTGATCCTACGACGCGAACAGCATCTTCGATGATTGCATTCTTTGTATATTCATCAAATGGATCAAACAGATATTCAAAAATGCGTGTACCAAATGATGGTAGCATTACACGAGATCCCATAGGAGTAGCAAAATGATTAAGTATGTCTCTTTTCACTAATTCTAGATTAGTTAAAGAATATGGCGGGTTGGGTTGATTCACAGTATTGAATCCCACAAAGAAAGGTGTGCGAGTTACTCGCTTCTGTTGTACTAACCCGGTTTGAATAGATGCCATAGTATTCCCTTTCTGTTATTTATCAACAGAATTAAATGGGTGTATATTAAGCGGCGGGGAATTTCTTATCGCAACCGTTTGGATCTATATTTTGTACAATCATTGCAATAATCTTAGGTCCGCGTAGGCCAACTTGCTTAAACCATAGGGAATCTCTTAAAGATACTCCGGCAGCATCATAATTTCCTGCCTTCATTGCAGCAATAAATCTAACAAATTTCGATAGTCTGCCCTCACCCATATTATAGCATAGATCAGCACATGCACGTTTTCTAATATCCGATAAGTTACCCCATGTATCGATACCCAATAATCTTTGCGCACCCGAGATAGAAATAGGTGCGTCTAATTGGAACCAAGCCGAAACTTGTGTCGGAGATATTGGTGTTGGTACAGGATATTGAGATATTTCGTTTGCTCTTAACAAATGACCAATTCCCGCGGTAGGCAAATTCTTAGTATCTAAATAAGAAAAATATTTTACGCCTTCGTGTATCTTTAACTGGCATTCATATGCTGCCATGTTGAAATCTTTAGATACAGCACTTTCTGTAGCCGGTGTAGGTGGAAGTTCCTTATTATTTGCACCGGGATCAGTATTCGGTGCAGGTGATGTTGTTGCGCCACTTCCCGGTGAACCAGAACCTTCATAAGTCTTTGCACCTTCTGTCTGTGTCGGAGAATAGCCGTAAATTGATGCAAATGTAAATGTTTCGTGTTCGGGGCACGGTTCATATGTTGGCAATACACTAACAGTTGTTTGAACAGATTCGGAATTTCTTTTGAATTTAGATTCTGGATCAGCCCATGTTGCCAGAATATTGATTTTCTCGACAAGCTGCTTTACTTCTGCAGGAGTAACATCCGGCGGAACTGGAATATTTACAGAATTTCCGCCCGGCCCCGGTGTCGGTGATTGTGCTCCGCCGCCCGACTGTGCTCCGGGTAGACGTCCTAATATTTGGTTGCCCTGGATATTGCCTGAAGCGGTTACTGTATTAGAATTTGATGAACCATTAACATATAAATCATTACCAAATTGCACCAACCCGGTAACATCTAGTGTGCCTCGAATCTTAACTGCACCCACATTCTTAATAGATGGTGCAGTCAAGTTATATTCTGTAGCACTTATATCAATAGTCTCACTTACTTTTAGTTCAAGATTTTTTCCTATTGTAATATAAGAATTATTTTTAACTTTGGTATGAGTGTCATTAAGGGCCTGCATTACAATATTACCGCCTTCACCGGCACCTTCGCCTACAAATTTGTAGTATGGAATTGTAAGTGGTTTAGGAATATTGTTTACGTCATATGTAAAGGTTGTTGTTGATGTTTTCGTATCTTTAGCAGCCTTCATGAAGATATTTTGACCAGCCTCGATATTAACATTTCCGTCCGCTCGAAGATTAATATCTTTCTGTGCTCGCATAGAAATACTAGTTGCACCAAAGATATCAATGTTTCCCTTCTGATCCATTTGTACCCAGGCGGTACCATCTCGATTGATAAGGTAGACAAATCCATTACTCTCATCTAATCTAATTTGAGCACCGGATTTTGTCGTTAGTTGAACATATTCAGTTCCGCTGCCATCATCCATAATAAAAGATGATCCTCCTTTTCGGCGAATATTATTAGGAGTTGCAGTTGAATCTATAACAGGCCCGGGCGTCAGAATTCCGAAAACATTACTAGGAGATTCGCGCCTTGCACTGGATGTTGTTATACCACGACCCTGATCAGTAATAAGGCCTTGATTTCCTAATCCTTTAAACTTTGTTTTTTCGTAAGGCTTAAATGCACGATCCGGTTGTACTACTTTTGTATCCCACTTATTGTATTCTGCAACAGGTACTTGTTTTCCCGGATATTGCCAACTCTTTGAATCAGCTGCCATACCTGGAACCATATTGTTCATGAACTGATCATAAAGGCAACCTATCCATATGCCTCTGGCGGTATCACCATTTATAAACATAACTAATACTTTGTTGTTTATATCCGGCGGTACCATCCACATACCATACGAGGTTTGTGTTTTATCGAAATTTTCTAAATCAGATTTACCAATTGTTTCTACGTTTGTTGCACCAGCAAAGGGCGAACAATAGCTTACAGTAAGCCACCCTTGTTCATCTTCGGGGGCCGAACCTAATTCGGGAATCCAAACACGTAGTCTGCCATTTTTCTGAACATCTGAAGAACTCTTAACAAACCCCACAAATACACCGTTAAGCACGGGTACTCTACCAAGCGGCTGAGAAAGCTCGTTACGTGTTGGGCGCGTTGTCCTTGCATTTGAATCTAGATATGACATATATTATCCAAAGATGTTCGGTAAACCAGTTATTATATTCGGAACCGCAGAAGGGATATTAGACGCTGCCTGATTCATAATTCCCGGACCCAATGTGTTGATTGCGGATATATTCTCGAAATTTACTGGAACTAATCCCTTTACTTTTTCTGCAGCACTTCCCATAATTACCTTGTCTAATTTAACAGAAGTTTTAGGAATTTGTTGTCTATTTAATAAGTCAGTCGTAACGCTCGGTTTATCTTGTTCCGCTGATATCCCTTCAATTTCTTTCATAAAGTTTATAACATTTATATTATGATCTATTAGACAGTTTAGTTCTTGTCTAAACAATCCTGCATTGAACCTACTTGTAATTGACACTATCTTAAATACACCACTAAACATTTCTACATCCGAAAATGTTGGATCTCCTTCAGGGGTCTCTTCTGTATTAAATATACGGGGTGTTCTAAATCTAACAATAATAAAATTATCTGTTCCCAATATATTAACAGAATCTTTTCTATTGAAGTGTCCGCGTGTAATAGAAGTAATTGCCTCACGTTCACTTAATTTCAAAGAATTATAAATTCTTTCGTCACCCTGTAATATAGGAGGCGGAAATAACCAGAATGGATCTCCTTTGATTGAAAGATTTATCTGTGCAAATGATACATCCATTGAACTATGTAATGCGACAGCAAACATATTCGATAATTTTTGAAGTCCTGAATTACTGTTCGATTCTACACCTAAGCCTATCTGCCGTTGTTGCATGGTATCCATTCTTGCCACCGGTCTTAGTTGACCTTTTATACCCTTCAAATATTCTGTATACGCATTTTTTGCGGCGATCCCGCCGATATCAATATCAGAGATGAAACTTAAATTTTTATCTGTTGTCTTTTCTTTAACGGGTGTAGCAATACTCTTCGATTGAAGCTTTACTCTAGCAAATTCACCATCAACATCAATTCCACCTAATTTAGTTGCATCTTTTAGGAAATTATTTCTGCTTTCGGGTTTTGATACACTTAGTAGTTTTGTAATTCTTTTCTTTTCATTATCCGAAATATTTGCTGTTGCGACCGCTGTAGTAGCTTCTTCCATTGCTGTCTTAGCAGCAGTGGTAGTTGAGGTTGATGCATTGTTTTGTAATGACATTGCTAATCTAACCTTTTCAAGCAGGGCGCCTTCATCAGCAGAATGATTATGAGTTACAGGGCCTTTATCGGCCATTGCTGTGTTAAAATATATACCATCCATTCTATTAACGGCGGCAACGAATGCATTATTGATTTTAATATCAAAGTTAACAACTTGATCGTTGAGGCCGGTGAATATGTAATTATATTTTTTTCGCAGAATACTCTTATTGATATAAGTCATTAATCTTTTTCGTTCTACATCGATAGTTTTTTCTCCTGCTAAATCCTGAAATGTATTGGCACTTAAAACACCCAGATCATATTTGACGACGTATATTGTGAATTCTTTAGCAAAATTTTTCTGACGTGGATCATATGCAAGTGGTCGAGTTTCGGTAATTATTCTCCAAAGTTCTTTCATTTGACCTTTTTCTTCAGGCATAGTAACGCCCGGACTCCCAGGAGTAGGAGAATGATTTATTAATGTTTGAAATTGATCGGTATTAGCAAGAAGGGCATCGATAATTTTATCAACAGATGTACCCGCCGGTAACTGACAATTTTTACCTTCAAACGAAACTGTACTATTGTTTCTTACAGAATTCGTATTACTGTTACCTGGTGTAATTTCAAATCCAGCAATATCGGGGTCAACAATAATTTTATATGAATTTGGAATGCTACAAGTGCCTAACATCCTATAAATCTCGTCGCCATTTAGTTTTTCTGTTAGCTTTGTCATAGCATCGCCGAAATTCTTAAGGTTATCCAGCACCACAGGAAATTGCAATACATAATGTGCATTGCTTTGCGCTAATTCATCATAAATGGTAGCAGTAAAATCATATACAGCGCCGACATTAGTAACATTTACTTTAATATCGGATATTTTTAGTGACCATAACCAGCGCAGACTACTTATGGTTCCCGGCGCACTATCGTCTGCTTCAGATGTTCCGGGCGTTCTGCCTCTGAATTGTAATTGTAAATAAAACGGCATTACATTCCAGTTACCTATACCTAGTGCAAGTGATTGATAGAATATTCTATCAATCATGCTAGCACCGCCCGGTTCCTTTACTTGAAATTTTACATTTGTTGATGTCCCTGTTCCGCATTCTACAGACGGTGTTACTAAGCTCCTGATTTCAACATTATCGATAGTAAGATCTGTAACACCTGACTCAGCGATAATAGTTTGTGATCCGAGATCGAAAATATTACCAGACGAAGACGCTGCCGGCGTCGTAATAAACAATTTCCAGTGATAAGTCACCGCATCGTAATTGTCCAATATATTTGGTAGAAATGCTTTATTCAGTTTGATATTATCGGACGGCTTGCTAGATACAACAGTATTCTCTGAATCGTGTGTAAATTGTGAACCGGACCTAAGTAATCGTGCAGTTTCTGCAGCAGACTGATTACTAGGTGTTCCAGATCTTAGTAATCGTGCAGTTTCTGCAGCAGTTTGATCAAGAACGGGCCCTACCGAAGGTTCCCATGAACCGGAGGCTCCACCGCCGCCGAAATCACCACCGCCGCCCGACATAAAGTTTTTTAAAATATCCATATTATTGTTTTAATATATTAGCAGGAATGTAAATTTCTAATCCAGAAACAAAATCATTTATAGGATCTATAATTAGATCTGGATTTCTAATGCAGAATACCCACCATAATTTAGGTGTACCATATTCATTTTGACTCATAAGATCTGGCCGTTGGTCAAACTCAGGAGGAATTATAGCAATTTTATCAAAATCACTTTTAGGAATATCTCTCGGTACCCATAAATCTAA